CTGCAGGGTCGTCAGTACCAATACCAACGTTGCCATCAGAGTCTATGCGCATGGATTCTGAGGCGCTTCCAGCCGTTCCTGTGCCAAATGCAAGGTATTGATTACCGCTAACATCTTGCGCTACGCCTTGTATAAAAGAACCAACTCCAGAAGAACCTGCATCTTTACCTTCAAACTCAATACGCCCAACAATCTGATTAACTGCAGATGCAGTGTCGGTGTCAGTAAATCTAAACGTAATTGGGTTAGTGTTACCTGTAGCATTTGCACCCTCAAGATGAAGAAGTTGGTCAGGAGAACTAGTACCAATACCCAATCTCTCAGCATTCGCATCCCAGAATAACTTTGCAGTTGTGCCTGTGTCCTCGTAGAACCTTATGTCGCCGTTACCCTCAACACGCAACCTTTGCGTTTCATTTGTGCCAAGGATTACATCTCTTGAGGCTGAGTTTGTATAGAGATTCATACCTTCAGTGTTCAACGCAATGGCAGATGTATACCCATTTCCATCGAGCCTCAACTGCCCAGAACCAGACCCATCCATATTAATGTCAGCTCCGTTAAGGGTATTAATGACACCATCAACAGTCAAACCATCACAACCCACTGTGCCAGTTACGTCTATGCCTGCGCCATTAGCTCTTAGTCTTTCAACCCCATTTGAGTATAGCACCACGTTGCCGTTGTTAATAGCTTCAAGCATTTTTGTGCCATCTGCCTTTTGAAGATTAATCTGAGTGCTGTTTGACTGAATGTTTAGATTACCTGTACCAGCATCAGCAATAATACTATTAAACCCATCATGGTAAATCTGTAGGTCAGAACTAGCACCGAACTTAGCTTTGTCGTTGTCACCGAATGTTACATCAGGAACACTCTTAAAGAACTCTGCTCTTGTAGTGGCAACTGTAGCATCACCTGATGTATCTACTAAAACAAACTTATCATTGTCTGCCATGTTAGCCCCAGTAATTGTAGGTAACTGACTAATCTTTTGGTCTGCCATTATTTATATCCTTTATGTAATAACTTCTACGGCCTCAAAGGAGATACCATAAGATGATGCGTTGTTTATAGACCATGATGTAATATTGTTAGCTAGTCTGAAGACCCCTTTAGGGGAATTAAATGTTACAGTAGCACTAGAGTACGTAGATCTTAGAGAAGGCCATATCTCTAAACTACCGTCACCAGATTGATCTTGTAAGACTTGATGTAACTTAGAGTTTATTCCAGAACCTAATTGTATATAATCACCAGCCTTAAGAGTTCCAGTCATAACAACAGTAACACTATCATCACCAGCATCACCAGTCAGTACACAAGAGCTTACTGTACCCTGTGGAGTAGCATAGTCAGGATCTCCCATTAGGAAAGTACCAGTCTGACCCTTAAGAGCTACTAGCATAGCTTTCCACTCACCAGCTAAGTCCCTACGTACCGAGGGAATATTGACTGATGCTTCCCACTTTTGACCACCGTGAGAAACAATCTGTTGCTTGTATGTGTAAGGGGATTGTGATGTAGCTACAGAGTTAACAGCTCTCAGCTCAATACTCTCAATACCTATTGTGTTTGGTATAGCTAGTGGGTAGGTTATCGCCATTTACTGCTTCCTTTAATTATCCAAATGCGGCTTTCATTGAGCCACCTCTTTTACGATCATTTACTATTTGAGATTTAGTCATTTCAGCAATCTTAGGTGCGGCTTGAGCTATTATCCTCTTAACGCTATCGTCTCCATTAGCAGAGAAGTTAAAGTTCTGTACGACAGTAGTAGCACCGCCACCTTCCATCTGTACTCCTAACTTACCGTTAGCTCCACGTTTAAGTGGCATGATAGCTTCAGGTCCAGCTTCTCCCATTAGTCCAGTTCTATTACCAGACATAGGGAATGTAGTAGGACTATTAACTACTCCACCATCAGCGTAGGGTTGTATACTACCAGAACTAAAAACATTACCGTTAGCATTTGGTACAGGTATACCGAAAGCGGCTTTAGCGGCATTGACCATTTGCTGTACAACAAGTACTTGATAGAGTTCTTTTATTATAGCTCTAGCCATACTCTTGAAAGCATCTTTAACTGATTCAGTACCTTCTACCATAGAAATGAAACCGTCACCTATAATACCACCTATTGACTCAATTATTTCACTTTGTCTCTGTTTTTCTTCAGATAACTTCTTCTCTGCTTCTAATTGATCATAAGCTATTCGTACACTCTCTTGTTGAGTATCTAATAGTTCTAAAGCCCTATCGTATCTTGCGCTACCATACTCTATACCTAGTTTTTCTAGTTCTATCTGTAACTTATACTTTTCGTTAAACTGTTCAGCAACTAGAAGTTCTCTGTCCTTAAGGCCTTGGATAACTAATTGCTCTTGTGTAGACAACTTTAATTTATCTAATAACTTTTGTCTAGCATCTTCAAGGCGTTTTATTTTCTTTTCTTCTGCTGGGTCTGGACCTTTTTGTTTTGAAGGTGTTAGTGACATGCCCATAAGAGCGTCCTCACCAGCGAACCTTTGTCGTAGACCTTGTAGTATAACAAACTCATCTGCGGCCTTCATAGCCGCTTCTCTACTTAACTCTAACTCTCTAGTGATCTTAGCGGCATTACCTGCTACATCAACCATCTGTTGACCAAGTAAAAGTTCAGCTTCTGATATTTTAGCTAACTCTTCTAAGTGTAATTTCTCTTGTGCTAGTCTATCTCTATTAGCTTGTACTTGATTTTTATGTAAGTTTTCAGCTTCTAATACTTCACTACCAATCAAGTCTTTGTTTATTTGTATAGCTTTAGCTTTTTCTCTTAGAGAGTTAAGCTCATCTTGCAATACTTTAAGTCTATCTTCATCAGCTTTCTTAGCGGCGGCTATATCCTTCTCAAAGTCTTTTTGTAACTCTGAAGTCATATGGGTGGTATCATAAGTCTTATTCTTCAAGTCAAAGATCTTACCTTCAACTTCAGCTATCTTACTAGCTCTTTCTAGAGCAAGTTGACTTTCAGCACCAGACTGTAAAAGAGTTAACTCTTCGCCAAGTTTCTTAATCTCGGCAGTAAGGTCTTTAGCGGCTTCTCTACCCTTCATTAAGGGTGCAACTAATGCAGTACCGATAGCCAAACCAGCACCTGCTATAGCTCCAGCAGGTCCAAAGATACCTAATAACTGCGCACCCTGTTGTCCAAGGGCAACCATAACATTAGTCCCACCTTGTACCTGAACTGCAAAGTCACCTACCTGATAACCAGCTTGTTGCATCTGCATACCTAGTCGGTTTACATTCTTACCAGCAAAAGCCATGTTAGATGCTTGTGATAAACTTGCATCACTAGCTTGTCTCAGTTGAGATGAAAACTTTCTTACTTCAGAATTAGCAGTCTGGTAAGATCCACCAAGCCTTGATAACTGTTTAGCTTGTTTATTTAACTCTGCTGTATAGCGACCTGCTGTAATGTCTCCCTTACGAAAGGCTTGTTCTATAGTAATTAGATTACGCTCAAACTTTCTCTGTTCTTTTTGCGCTCTAATTAAGTCCCTATCGTCAACGCCAATTATAAACTTTAAATCATCCATTAGCTATACCCATATAAACTGTATCGACACGTTTAATTGCTATTACTTCCCAAGGGGAAATAGGTGTCTCAGTCAGTTCCTTCCATGCTTTAATTTGTTCATAAGTTATCGGGTTAGGGCCAGAGAATCCAGCAGTTCTAGTGTTGTTTAATGTAATAAAGGCAGACCAGACATGTGCCATAAGCGGTGGAAAATGTGTCGGGGGTTCCAGTGCTTCAGGTCTACGTCCAATCTGCCTTTCTACTTGTTCTAAATGTTCACGTTCTGTAGTGCCGTTCTCATCAGGCTGATTGAGCTTAAACTGATGTTCTGCCCATTCGCATAACTGATGAGTTAGGCTTTCGTAAAATCCAGAGAGTCTGCAAGTGCCTCCTCAATCTGATCCTTAATCCAAAATACTTCATCGTAAATCTGTTTAGCCTTAGCGATGGAAAGTTTGGGTTGCTCTTTGTTGTATGTTATGTTCCACTCACAAGTTATCTTGGATAACATATTAAGTGTTGCTTCTTCTATATCTTGAGCAGTTATCTCTGTGTTCTTGTTACCTTGCATAGCCTTAAGACGTTTATTAGTCTGTTCATGCATTAGTGCTTTATACTCTTTAGAATGACTTGCGTTTACAATAATCGTCATATCAGTCTTATCGTCATTCTTAAGTATAGCACCAGTGTTGGGATGCTTAAGTGTAACTTCTACAATATCACTTGTAGGTTTTAAATTCATTAAATCCATGTCGAGTTCCTTTCGGGGGAATATCGGGTAGTGTATATAAGTGTGGGAACTTCCGACCCGACTCAGAAGTCCCCACTAACCTTAGCTAAGGTGTTACGTTATGAAGTTCGTGTGATCTTCAAGTTAGTTGCTTCAGTTGCGTCGTATAGAGCAACGAAAGACATGCTAATCATTCGGCTTGTAGGTCCATCTACGCCAACATCAGCACTGTTTATTTTTACTTTAGGGAACTGGAATGTATAAGCGTTAGTTCCTGTAGGATCGTTAACTGATACTTCAATCTCTGTCTCTGTCTCGTTAAGGAAACGGTTAATTAATGCCGCATCCTCGAAGTAAGCTGTTAGTGTACCTTCAACTTCTGCTCTACCATACTCTAATGATGGTGCGCTATCATCTCCGATTACGAAGGTAGGTGCGAAGGAATTAGTTAGAGTGAAGTCTAAAGCAGTTACGATAGCTACATTAGATGCTCCACCTACGTTACCAATACCAATGTCACCTGAGTAAGCATCAAATGGTGCGGCTCCAGAAGCGTCATCTTGTGTCTTCTCAGTAGCACCTATAGTCATGTTCTTACCGACCATACCGAAGGTAGTTGCTACCATCTGGTTAGGGGCGAGGGAAATAGCCATAGTGGAAACTGAACAACCTGTAAATAATCTAGCTTGATCAATGTCTGCGGCATAGTCTTCTATAGATAAGAACTTTGGTGTTGTACCAACTTTAAGTACGTTAGTTGACCAAGCATTTAACATAGCTGATTCTAATAGTTCGTCGTAGTCACCGTCTCTTAGGTCTACAACAATATCTCCAGCTACTTGTCTGTTGCCGTGGCGATCTACACGAGGCATACGGTCAGCTTGGATATCGTTACCAGCTACACGGTCTTTAGTTAAGTTTAAAGAATGTGTGCTGAAAGGAAGGTTAGTAAAGTTGCCAGCAGGTGTCGTACCGAAAGTGCTTTCGACTATGTAAGACAGGCTGGAGCGTGAACCCTGTGCAAAGGCCATGATGTATTCTCCTAGTTATTTATAAATGTACCACCCGATATTAATCGGAACGTAGTACCAAGGGCTGTCAATCAAACCTTGTTGCCTTTCAGCATAGTCGATTGATAATTTAATTGTTTCTGATTGTGCGTTAGTAAACGATATGTCAGTAGTAGCCGCAAAAGCGTTTATAACTTTATTAGCGTAGTCGTCTGCGGTTGACGGGCCATTACCTTCTGGTGCAAATACTGTAACAGCAAAAACACCTTGATACCTGAGTTGAGGATTTAAGCCTCGTACAGCAGGTTTATTTAAAGTAGGTAGGTACTGTACCCTAATAAAGCTAGTACCTGTTGTCGGGTCAAATGCTACGTTCTCATAGGCAATATCTGGTAGGTTAGCCGTGTTTGAGATGTGTGTCTCAAGTGCGGCACGTATGTCACTGTGTATACTAGCCATAAATATTCCTTATCTGTGCGAACACTTTATATCCAGCTTTTCTCCACTTAGGTCCACCATGTTCAACATCTCTAGCGTGAGGAGAACCATTAGTAAATACAATAGTACTCTTAGTATCGAAGTCAGTTATCTTAGCTATATCAGAGTTAAGGTTGTTTAAACCCTCTTGTCTCTTAGCTTCTGGGTTTTGACCTTTAGGTTTGTTATCTGAAGACTTACCTCTAGGTCTACCTGCGCCAACAGAATATGAGAATGACGTAACATAAGCACCAGTATCAACTGGAGATAAGTTTACAGCAGTCCTAGCTATACTTTGTAGTCTCTCTTTAACCCCGTCTTCAATAAGATCGTCAATTTTTCTCATCTTCTTTGATATAGGTGTATTTACTTTAACTGTAGATCTCATAACCTACTCCTGTACGTCACATATGTAACACATAGCGACACCGTTAGAGAATATAGATACTGCTCTTGTTACTTTAACTGTGTCACCATTACCTATGATTAAGTCGTCAGGGAATGGATCTATACCTACACCAAGGTAAGGTACTACACACTTACGTACACCTCTAAT